TTTCTTACAGAATACAACGTATTGATGACGTAAATACTTCTGCTGAAGACCCAGAAGTGCCTTCAAGGTTTATGCCTTGTATGGTAAGTGGACTAGCTTATTACATAGCTTTAAAAAAGAATCCTCAGAAAGCAGGTCTTTTAAAACAACAATACGAACAAGATTTTAGATTAGCAGCAGACGAGGATAGAAATAGGGCATCACTAATGTTGACCCCTGCTAGGAGATTTTATTAATGGCTTATGCTCAAGGCAAATTTTCTAGAGCTATTTGCGACCGATGTGGTTTTGACTATCCGTATTTAGATTTAAGAAAAGAGTGGACTGGTTTTAAAGTTTGTGGTGAGTGTTACGAACCTAAACATCCACAACTAGATCCACCACACAACATAGCCGACCCTGAAGCTTTATATCAACCAAGACCAACTATCTCAGCACCGACCACAGGACAAGGTTATGTTATAGTCGGCAACCCTAAAGATAGTAATGGAGTAACTTCCCCTATCATGTGGGCACAAAATAGTGATACAATAGGTTCGATGTACTTAGTGGATACAGCCACTAGTGTATTAGGAACAGTAACGGTAACAATATCATGAGTTGGACTTACGCCACACTACAAACAGCTATACAAGACTATCTTGAAAGTACAGAGTCTAGTTTTGTTTCTAATTTAGATAATTTTATTACAACAACAGAAGAGCGGATTTTAAAGAATGTTCAGTTAGATAATTTTAGAAAAAATGTAACAGGTAATGTTACGACTTCTAATACATATTTAGCTGCACCTTCTGACTTTCTTTCTCCTTTTAGTTTAGCTGTAATAGATAACGACAGTAATTACAACTATCTTTTATTAAAACAAGTTTCTTTCATTAGGGATTTTACTCCTAATGCATCCACTACAGGATTACCTAAATACTTCGGTGAGTTTGATGATAACACATTTATTCTTGCCCCAACTCCAGACGCAGACTACAGCATGGAGTTGCACTACTACTACAGACCAGCATCACTGACTACTACTTCTGGCAGTGAAACAACATGGCTGTCAAAAAATGCTCCTAATGCTATGTTATATGGCAGTTTAGTCGAAGCAGCTACGTATCTCAAAAGCTATGAATCAATACCAGTTTATGAATCTAAGTTTCAGGAGGCTTTACTAGGCTTGAAAAATCTTGGTGAAGCTAAATCAACTAGAGACCAATATCGGTACGACGAGATACGGAGAGAACCACAAGCATGAGAGAAGAAAAATTAAATGGCAGTAACATTGCCATAGTTGCCATCGGACGAAGTCAAGTAGATTTTCATTTATCTTTAGCCCACAGTAAAGAATATGACGAAGTCTGGGGTATAAATTGTATGGGTGCTATAACTAAATGCGATAAAGTATTTATGTTAGACCCTGTTAGTAGATTTTTAGATACAGAAGACGCAGGTACACAAACAGGTATTATGCGTAAATGGTTACCTAAAACTACTACACCTATTTATTCTTGTGAATTAGATAAAAGAGCTCCTAGTGTTGTAGAATATCCTTTAAGCGAAGTAATAAACGATGCTAAATGTGCATACTTAAATAACACTGTGGCTTTTGCTATTGCCTATGCTTTTTATCAACGTGTAGGACAAATAAATTTATTTGGTGTAGACTTTAGTTATAAAGGTAACGTTCACTTTGCTGAACAAGGTAGAGCATGTTGTGAGTATTGGATAGCTAAATGTAATGATATAGGTATCAGTGTAGGAGTAGCACCACAGTCCAGTCTACTCGATACAGACTTACCATTAAATGAAAAATTATATGGTTACCACAGACTTGATGATCCTATTGTTATTGATATAGATAAAGATCGTAATTTTACACCTATGACAGCTAGTGAGTTCGATAAAAAACAATATGAAGAGAACTTAAAAAATATCACAGAAATAAGAACTGTGCTTGACACCCCACCAGAAGCGAAAAGGTATTAAAATGCTAGACGATTTAATTAAGTCCAACTTAGGTGCTATAAGTGTACAAACAGAGGAAAATAAAGGTCATTCCGCAGAGTGGTGGGCAGAAAGATTAACAGATAGAATATTAGGTATAAGTGAAAATGCTGCTCCTCACATAAGGCAACAAGCAGAAGCTTTTAAAGTAGCTATTTATAACACAATACTTTATCATATAAAACAGGCAATCAATAGTGAGCGTTGCACAATGGTAAACTCATTAAGATCGCAAGGACATGAAAATTTAGCTAAAATTTTAAAGGAGCTTTAAATGGCAATTACATCAACACTAACAACTAGCTTTAAAACTGAGCTGTTGACTGGTACACATGATTTTACCAATTCAACAGGCGACAGCTTTAAACTAGCTTTATACACAAGTGCAGCAACTTTAGGTGCTACCACTACAGCATATACAGTTACTAATGAAGCATCAGGTACTAACTACACAGCAGGTGGAGGAACTTTAACTAACGTTACCCCTACTTCTAGTGGTACAACAGCTTTTACAGACTTTGCTGATTTAACTTTTGGTACAGCTACTATTACTGCTAGAGGTTGTTTAATTTATAATGATACAGAAGCTGGTGACCCTTCGGTTGCTGCTATTGATTTCGGTGGAGATAAAACATCTACTGCTGGGGATTTTACTATTGTATTTCCTGCTGCAGCTTCCTCAACAGCTATTATAAGAATAGCTTAACGGTAACCGAATATGGCCACAGGCTGGGGTAGAGAGGGCTGGGGAACTGACATATGGGGCGGAACCTCAGCTAGCATAACCCTTACAGGTCTTGAAGCCACATCCGCACTAGGAACGCTCACCTCAGTTACAGGTGAAGCTAATATATCAGTTAATGGATTAGCTGGAACCTCTCAGCTAGGTAACATCACTCTTGTTACCAATAACAACATTTCAGTTACAGGCTTATCCGCCACAGGTGAAGTTAGTGGTGTGGGTGTTAATGCCCAAGCAGTAGCAACTTTACCAAGTTTAGTTTCAACAGTTGGCACCGTTTCAGTAATAATTCAAGCTGAAGCGAATGTTACCCCTACAGGACAAGAAAGCACTTCTGCTCTTGGAAGTCCAACAGTAGACGCTGAAGCTAACGTTTCGGTAAATGGTTTTGAGTTAACAAGTGCTTTAGGGACGCTAACTTCTGTAACAGGTGAAGCCAATATAACACTTACTGGTCTTGAAGCTACCGCAGGTTTAAACGCTGCAAGCGTAAGAGCTTCCGCTAATGTAACTCCTATAGGACAAGAAGCTACAAGTGCGTTAGGCACAGTAACAACTGATTCTGAAGCTAATATACCTGTTACTGGCGTTGAATCAACAAGTGAATTAGGAACTATAAGCCTTGTTACTAATAACAACATATCAGTATCAGGTCTAGTAGGAACCTCTGTTTTGGGTTCAGTTACTGTTTTACTATCAATTAATATTAATGTAACAGGACAATCAGCCACAGGAGAAGTTGGCACACCAACTGTCAACGCAAAAGCAAACTTTGTACTAACAGGGTTGAGTGCAACAGGAGAAGTTGGTAAAGTTTTAATATGGTCGTTAATTCCTGATGCACAAGACCCAAATTATAGTACAATTAATGACGACCAAACACCAAACTATAGTGTTATAAACGATAGCCAAGCTCCTAACTGGGATGAAATTGCTGCTTAATAACACTATAATTTTACTAACTTTTGATTTATGATATAAAAACTATAGGATTTAAATATGGCAACTTATGTAAATGATTTAAGACTCAAGGAAATCGCTACAGGTGATGAGTCAGGGACTTGGGGAACAAGTACCAACACCAACTTAGAACTGATTGCGGATGCCTTTAGTTACGCAACCAAAGACTGTTTTGCAACAGATGCAGACGCAACCGAAACCATGGCAGACGGTGTTGCTGATGAAATTAGAAGTCTTTACTTAAAAGTAACCTCATCAGCTACTTTAACCGCAACTAGAACTTTAACTCTAGCACCTAACACTGTATCTAAAACTTGGATTATTGAAAACGCTACAACTGGCGGTCAATCCATAAGTATTTCTCAAGGTTCAGGTGCAAATGTCACCATTCCAAATGGCGATACAAAAATTATTTATACAGACGGAGCAGGAGCAGGAGCTGCTGTTACTGACGCTTTTGCTAATTTAAAAGTTACCGATCCTGCCCAAACCAACATCACAAGCGTTGGTACGCTGACAGGTTTCACCTCAACTGGTATTGACGATAATGCTACTTCTACTGCTATAACTATTGATAGTAATGATAACGTTGGAATTGGTACTGATTCGCCAAGGTTAGTGTCAGGAAGAAAAACACTTGCTATTGGGGGCGAGTCTGACGGTGCTGTAATAGATATGGTCAATGTCAGCAACAATAGAATTGTTTCAATTGCTTCTGATTCAACAGCCAGTTTAACCTTGAACGCAGACCCAAATAGTTCTCTTGCAAGTTCCGCAATAAAATTTCAGGTTGATGGCTCAGAACGTATGCGTATCGACTCATCAGGAAAGGTAGGTATAGGTACTACGAGTCCATCAGGAAGATTAACGATAGGAAAATCTACTACAGCAGATGATATTTTTATTGATGCTACAGCTGCTGCTTCATACTCTGGCGACATTGTTATTAATTCAAACAGAAGTTTTGAAAATAACATACTATCAAAACTAGACACCGAATGGAACGGAACAAGAGTTACATCAATTAGAGGTTTAGCTGGAGCAGATACCACTAATAAAGATGATGGCTATTTATCATTTCAGACAGCATCAGCAGGAACTCTTGCAGAAGCCATGCGTATCGACTCATCAGGCAACGTTGGAATTGGTACGACAGACCCTAATGGTCGTAATTTATATATCAAAGGTGGAGGAGCTTATATTGGTTTAGATAGTACAACTGGTGGTTTTACAACCATTGAAGGTTTTGATAATGGCACTAAAAGATGGCGTATTGGTCAAGCTGGATTTCCTGCTGTTGATGGCTTTGCTATTTATACTGGTACTTCTGATACAGAACGTATGAGGATTACTGCTACTGGGGATGTTGGAATTGGTACGAGTAGTCCTACCGCTAAGCTAGAAGTTTCTGAGGGCGGTTCTACAGCAGCACAAGGCGATACAGATTTACTTGTACGCCATAGTTCAGCAGCAGGAACAACAGCACAGGTACAAATTCTTGCAGGGAATACAGGTTTTTCTAATTTATATCTTAGCGATACTGATCTTTATAGCGTAGGTGGTTTTATATATAGTCATTCTAGTAACTATCTAGCCACAAATGTTAACGGCTCAGAACGCATGAGAATAGACTCATCAGGCAATGTTGGAATTGGAGCTTCGCCAGTAGCAGGTCTGCACATACAAACTAGTACAAGGTCTTTGTCTTTAGCGCCTTCGGCGACTGGTGGCGGTGGTGGGTCTTATATCCTTATGGGTAACAGCGACTCTGCGGGAGTAGCAGGGCCGAATGTTATTACCTCTGGTAACCGAAATTTACAGTTTGGAGTTGGGGATGACTTTTCAAGCGCTACTGGAGGAACTTTTTCTGAGTATATGCGCATAGACTCATCAGGCAATGTTGGAATTGGTACGAGTAGTCCAAGTGCAAAATTGCACGTTGCTACCGCAGGTGCAGAAGGCATTAATATTGGTCTACAAAATAGTGAAAGATATTGGAATATTGAGACTGATGGCGGATTACTACAAATTAAAGATGTTACTGCTGGTAGTCTTGCTAGAATGACCTTTGATACGTCTGGTGACGTAATGATAGGAACTACTGCTTCAATCGCTGGTGCAACACTTACAACAGTCAGTTCAGGTAATACTCATCAAGTTATGCGTAGCAGTAGTGCTTCAGCAGGTGAGTATTGGAGACAAGAAGTTGATGCTAGTAATGATTTTTACCTTATTGATAATAATAGCACTGGTGTTTATATAACAGATGGCTCTACTTCTTGGTCAGGTGCTTCAGATGAAAACCTTAAAGAAAATATTGTAGAACTTACAGGTGTGTTAGATAAAGTTAGAGACTTTAGATGTGTTGAGTACAATTTAATTGCAGATGAAGTTGACTCTAAAAAAATTGGTTTTATTGCACAAGATTGGCAAGAAGATTACAGCCAAGTTGTAAGCCAAGATAATAATGGCAACTTAGGTATGAAATACACAGAAACAATACCAGTATTACTTAAAGCCATCCAAGAACAACAAACAATAATAGAGTCTTTAGAGGCTCGTATAACAGCTTTAGAAAGCTAATAAACCAAGAGGAAAATAAAAATGGCAATATCATATACATGGGATGTAAACACAGTAGATGTATACCCTACTGACGAAGGACACAGCAATGTGATTTATAATGTGCATTGGCGATTAAACGCCACTGATACTCAAGTAGATGCAGAGGGCAATCCCTACACAGCATCTGTTTATGGTACTCAAGTATTAGACACATCTGATCTTTCAAACTTTACAGACTTTGACAGCGTGACAAGTTCACAAGTACAAGGTTGGGTCGAGA